TGGCCGTGGACGATTACACCGGAAACTTTGACGCCAAGTATGCAGAGAAATGTTTCTATGAGGGCGCTTTCAGAACTTCCACACGTGGACAGGGCCCTTCACTTGTTGACCACCGTCGCGTAACCGAAAAGCGTGTTTATCTCGAGGAGGCCACAATTGTCGGCTCTCGCTCTTCTGCTGTTTACTGGCGCATTTACAACAAAAAACTTGAACAGAAAATTACTGACCCTGACCTGATTTGGTATCGGAACGAGGTTGAGCTGAAAAAGTGCGACATCGAGCTTTTAGCCGACCCTGCCGCCTCTTTTGCGGGCATCTGCCCTTTCGCGGCTTCTATCGAGTGTACGCCTCCGGTTAAGTTCTCTCGCAACAAAAAGGCTCAAGGTCTTGAGTTTATGGCTCGCATCGCATGGGTTCGCCGTCAATGTGGTGTGGCGTTAGCGGAAGTTATCGCCATGACCCAAGGCGACTTGGGCGAAGCATTCGGGATGCTTATCCCTCACAAACATAGACGCCCTGACTTTGAATTGCTCGGCGTTCCTGATTCATACACACAACTGAAAAACACAATATTGGAGTTAAGGTAATGGCTAACATCACTGGTATCGTCATCAAAACATTCCCCAAGTCGGGAACCACCATTGCAGAGCTGAACGTTCTGCGCCCTGTTGAAACCGTCAACGTTGAGAGAAGTTTGCTCAATACGGTTTAGGGCTAAACACGGATATTCCTTTCAACAAGCAGCCGCTGCGTATCGAACCTACTTACGCCAAGCGTTTGATTGAAACACGCGCTTTTGTTCCTAACCGTGAATATGACATTCGCTTTGGTAGTAACCCTGACGACCCATTGGAAGTCGTTGCGGTTGAGCTTATCCCCAAGGATGAGGACTTAAAGAAATACATGGCTGAAACATTGAAGAAGTAGGTCAAGAACATGAGTAATTGCGTAATTGCATACAACGGTTATTTGATGCTTGCGCCTCAAGGCTTTGACTGCACTTACGTGGTTCTCACTCCTTCCGAGCTGGACGAAATACGCAATACCTCGCTTGGCTCGGTAACCATTGATCCTGACATTTACTACCACGTAAGCGGCTATCTCCTGTTGTCGTTTCTGTCCGGTCATGTCTTGGGTCGTATCTTAAAAACAATGGGGCGCGCATAGCCCTAAACCCTTAAATCAGTTGGAGATAATCCTATGAAATTTCGTAACATGGCTAAAAAATTTGGTATTGTAGCAGCGACCGTTCTTCCTGCGTCTTTCGCTTTTGCAGAAGATCCTATTTCGGACGCAATCAAAGCGGGTGTGTCGTCTGGTCAAGGTAACTACACTCTCGTTGTCGTTGGTCTGATTGCTATGGCCGCGCTCGGCTTTGGTCTGCGCATGATTGTTGGCGCAATGAAGTAATTACCCTATGGCTGAACTCCTCACCTCCACCCTGTCTGTGCTCTTTGGCCTTGGCATGGCTGGAGCGTTTATATACGGAGTTTATACGGGTGTGAACGCCTCCTAACGGGGGCGTTTTCCTTTGGGGGGTCTATGCTGCGCACTCTTACACTAACGAACCTTGCACTATTACTATTCCTTACCCTTTTTCTGTTACTTCTTCCGTCCAAGGCCAGCGCTGAGATTGAATGCCAAATCGGTATCTCTTCCGGTTCGGTGAGTTGGGCGGGTGTAACATTCGGCGATAAACCTTATACCTGCGTTCGCACTTGTCGTTATAACTTGGCCACCGTCGCTGTCTGCTTTGTGAATAATGGTACTTGTCATGGTGAATTTATTTCTAATGGAAACCATTGTTTAAACGGAGCAGGTCAAATTGATGGTTCTGACGGCCTTCGATTTGGCGGCAATACTGTTATTCCCGACCCTAGCGCTGACCCAGACAAACCTTGGGATCCTAATGCTCCCTCTCCTATGCCTAATAAGGTTCAAAATGTTCTGAATCGCATGCCAACGGATACCACTAGCGGCAGACAACAGGCGCAGGCTTTAAAGGATATGGCTTTTATCGAGGGTATGGGTGTTATGACTCTCGACAACATTCTAATTAAAAATTCTCAGCTCCTTGATATAAACAAAGGTTATTCAAGTTTAATGTCCACTATGTCAGGACAGCTTTATTCTATTCGCAACTTATCCGACTATATCGAAAAGAACACTGCACAAACTGCCGCATTTTCTCAAATGTCTGCCAATACCCTCGGTAACATCCTTAATAAATTAAGTGATTCGGGTTCAGGTGGAGGCACTGGTGGCGGTGACTCAGAAACCTATCTTAAAAATATTTCTAACGCGATCAGTAATCACTTTATTGGTAACTCTTATTCGGCTCTGGCTCATCTTGATAACACGGTCAGTCGTTTGGATTCTGTAAAGCGTACTCTCGATGACAATTACAGCTCATTTACTAACTATTTTGCTTTTCGCATGGACTCGTTAGAAAAGGCACTTTCAGGCATTGGCGGCGGTGGTGGTGACGTTGACTTATCCGGTGTTGAGTCTGGTATCGGTTCTCTTAACACGGGGATCGATTCAGTCAAATCGGGCATTGATAACTTAAACGGCCTGCTTGGTGGTAACGGGTTAACCAAACCAGGTATCAGCTCTGGCGTTAACTTTGGTGAGATCCCTCTCTATGGCTCCGATTCCCTCGCGGCCTTAAACACGGAAATCACTGAGTTACAGAAAGAATACTCCGAGAAGATAAAGGACTTTAGAAAGCTCTTTTCCTTTGATGTCTCGAAACTCAACACGGGCGAATACAAAGAGCACTCTCTTTCTTTTAAGTTCGCCAACGGCCAAGAGACCTCTATCAAATCGAGTGTGTTTCCTGCTTTGGTGGCGAACGCTGGTTTAATCTCGTCGGTCATTCTGTTTCTTGCGGCCTTGGCTGGGCTTCGCATTGTCATGGGTGGAGGGGATAAATAATGCAATTCTTACTCGATTTATTAGGTGCGATTGGGAATGCCGGTGATACGGTCGTGGAGTTCTTCAAGTCCATCCCCGACTACTTCGAGCAGTTTGTCATTTGGGGCAATGCTTGGTATGTCAAATTAAAGCTTACTTGGCTCATTCTCTCTTTAGAGCTGGCCTACAAAACCGCGGAATACCTGCTTAATGATATTGGCTTTAACGATATGCTCGCGAGCTTCTTTAATGCCTTGCCCGATGAACTGCGTTATTACGCTTTCTTATTCAAAATCCCTCAAGCCATCGGTATTTACTTTAACTGTATGGCTACGGCTTTCGTTTGGAAAATCACAAGGTTTTAATCATGGCGATATTCATTAGAACGGGCGCGAACGGCTCCTATAAATCTGCTTATGTGGCCTACTTTGTCATTTATGAAGCGCTCAAGGCTGGCCGTGTGGTGGTGACCAATTTGGAAGGTATGCAACCTCTCGATGAAATTGAGCGCCGCTTTGATATGCAGTTCCCTAGCACGGCTCGCCTTATCCGTATTTTCAGCAGAGACAAGGACGGTATAGAGCTCTGGCAACACTTCTTTTGCTGGTGTCCGATTGGTGCGCTCATTGTGATTGATGAGTGCCAAGATATTTTCTCTAAGAACATCGGCTTTCGATTTGAGAAAGTCTTTTATCGTCCTTTGGCCGAGTTCCTTCCTAAGCTTCCGTCAGATTATGAGAGTTTCTTTAACTCCCGTTATGTTCCGGCCGATATGTCACAGCTCCAAGCTTGTGAGTCAGATGATAGAGGCGTGGCCGAATACGATTCTGAGGGTCGCATCATTTACCCGCTCTCGTTCAATGAGGGCTTTATGCGTCATCGCAAATACAACTGGGATATTCACTTGCTCTCGCCTGATTGGGGGCAAATTGATTCGGCTATCCGTGCCTGTGCGGAAGAGTGTTATTTCCACAAAGGCCGTGACGCTTACTTTTGGGCGGTGCGTAAACCTTACATCTATAAACACGCCAAGAATACGAGCACGCCAGTTATTCCCAAGGGTAAAGACCCAAACGTCACGACGAAGAAAATTCCGCTTGATGCGTTCTTGCTTTACAAGTCCACATCGACGGGGAACGCGCAGAACGGCAAAGGGGTAAACATGATTTTGAGTAACCCAAAAATCATGGTCGTTCTACTTATTGGCATACTTGGCATGGGGTACTTTCTTTATGGTCTATCCGGTTTGGTTTTTGGTTCTTCTTCGTCGGTGGCGAACACGGCCGCGCAAACGTCTAACACTTCCCCCACTTCTGACCCGTCCACTGTCGGCCATCAAACGAGTGGGCAAAATGCTCCTGCTTTACCTTCTGGTGGGAACGGCGGTCAAGCTAGCGCTCTTTCCCCTGCTCCATCTCATCGGATTGATACCATAAAGCAGATGCTCGGCCTTTATGACTTGCAGAATCTCTATTACACCGGACACACCACGCGCCAATCGGATAAAGGCTTTCAGTTCTTTGTCACTCTTGAGGCCAAAACACCGGAAGGCACTTATTACCTTGATGACTCATTTTTGAGGGCTAACGACATTGCTTATGTGCATTACGATGACTGCTTACTCAAGCTCACCAAGGAAAACATCACTATTAACGTTACCTGCAAGCCGATGCTTCGCGAGCCAGTGGCTGAACTGCAAGGACAGCCGCAGCAAGTGAAGTTAGGCGCGCTATTTTAGAGGTGAACTCATGGAACAAATCGTTATCACGGCCAATCAACTGGCTACGCTCATTGAAGCATCTTATTTCTACAACTTTGTGGCCGTTCTCTCGGCGCTTCTGGTCTATGACGTTCTTGTAGCGTTCTTCACGGTTGGCCTTTCCAACCTAAGAGCCTACCTAGAGAAACGTTCCTCTTCTGAGGAGGATCATTAATGGATCCAATCACCCTGCCCGCTGTGTTTGTCTCTCGATATCTCTTTAATAGTCCGATTGGCGCTTATTCCCGTGTCGGGCCACCGACTTTACTGGAGTTTTACGAGCGCCGCTTTTACTTGGCCAAGATAGAAATGAAGCTTATCAAGCACTTCTATTCCTTATAGAAAGCTTATCCACAAAAACTGTGCATATCTCTTTTGATTGTTGAAACACTTTTCAAGAATCTTGATTTGTGTAACAGATTTCATAATCTTGATTGTTGTAACCTATATCAAGTGGCTTGAAATCTGTTACAGGAATCAATTATGTCATACTGCAGAGCGAGAATGTCCGATGAAACAATGGCTGCCTTTGATGAGTTTCAACGAGAATTAGGCACTGATTACCTTTCAAATCCTGAGTATGCGATGCGTCTTGCTCGCTCTTATATCGACAAGCACCCTGTTTTTCACTTTATTGACGGCATTGGTACACCGCTTTACGTCAATAATGAATGTGCTGAGCGCATCGCTGCCCTTCAAAAGCCCAAACACGGAGGAAAGCGCAAGGGCGCTGGCCGTAAGAAGCAAGAGCCGACTGTCTTAGTTCGCGTTCCTCAGTCTATTGCTGACTTGCTCATCGAGTTCAAATCGGACTATGCCCGTTTGGATGACGAATCAAAGGATCTTATTCGAGAGAATTTGATGGCACTTGTTAAGAACTGCTCCTTAGCTTTACCCGTCCAAGAGTAAGAAAGTCTCTCGCGCCTCAGTGCGCGACTTTCGAGCTTTGCTCGATGCCCCGCAGGGACTAGGCCATAACGGTAGAATCAACAAACGCAAAACGTATGCTACTGCATAGCCGAAACACACCAAGCGTTCGCGGCGGTTCGCTTGATTGCTAAAGCGCGCCAGTCAGTCAAGTGATCATCGATACTCTTGCACCAGAAAAAACACCCTTCGCCCTGCCAAGCCATAAAAGAAGTTTCAGCAAGCGCAGTCGGTAGCAGCATTTTCTCGCGGAACTGGCCACAACTAGGCGCGGCGAGAGTCGAGCAAGCCTCATTCTTTGGGGTTTGTCTTAATTGGTGTGGTGCGCTTAGCGCGCGCACAAGGAGTGGACTACGACGCGGAGCAGCGCAAAGCGCCCACCCCCGAGCTGTATCACGGGGGTAGATTCCACCACACTCCAAGGCTTCAGCGTGTCTTTTCCACCATCGAATAATTTTCCGTTTCTTGCAGCCAAGAAAAAGCCGCCTAAGTCGGCGGCCATTCATTGCAAGCAAAGGTGTCTTTCATCTTGAATCTATCGTTCATCGCAAAGGCTAAACGACAGACTTGCGGCACTCAATACTCTTCTGTATAAAACGCGATGGGCAATAAGATGCTTATGTAATTGTTAGATTTGTTAGTTTCGAAAGTGTCATTACTTGAAATGGTTGCCCTGCTAATTACTGTTATGTTTTGATGCAAAATATAGGAATATTTTATGAGTTATGAACAACCTACATATGGAAGTGAAGCTTTTACATGTCCTCATTGTAATGCTTATGCTGCTATGGAATGGGGTGAGTTACGTGTGAATGGCTATCTTACTCCAGTAAGACAAGCAATCTGCCATAGGTGTCGAAAGATTTCGATCTGGCTCAATGGTTCTGAAGGATATCCTACTAAACTACTTTACCCTTCTTTGTTGACTGCACCATTACCCAATGACGACATGCCGGAGAACTGCCAACAGATATATCTAGAGGCAAGAGAGATAGCTAGTAGCTCGCCTAAAGGAGCAGCTGCGCTTTTGAGGTTATGTGTTCAAGAGTTAATCAAACATTTAGGCGGTGATGGGCAGAACATTAATAAAGATATTGGCAAGTTAGTAGAGTTAGGTCTTCCAGTCAGGATCCAACAGGCACTGGATTACGTTAGAGTAGTTGGTAATAACGCTGTTCATCCAGGAGAGTTATCACTTGATGACAATCCTCAGACAGTTACGACTTTATTTGGATTGATCAATCTTATTGTTGATAATCAAATTACACAGCCAAAGCAGGTAGAAAGTCTATTCCATGGGCTACCAGAAGGAGCCATAGAAGCTGTTAATAAACGAGACAAAAAGGTGTAACAAACTTCTTCAGGGCTTTGGTATTTTTAATGCATTTGAGTTAAATGCTTTATGTCAACTTTACTCGACTTTTGTTTTTGKWMCYTTAACAAGTTGTTATATGCCTAAGCTCTTATTCAATGGCGTTTTATTTGATATGAAATGCTGTTGGGTGTTTGTAATGAAATTTTTTAAATAAATCCTCAGTTTAGGATGAATTAGATGTCTATTACACAAGTTACTACCGTATCTGATTTTGAAAGTTTGCTTAAAAAAGTTGCAAACGAACAAGAAGACTTTCAGCTTAAAGATATAGATCTTACAAAACTATACCCTGTACTTGGCCTTAAGCTTTCAGGAGATGAAGAGCGCCTCAATGGTCAGCTAACTTCAACAATATGTAAAGGTCTAACTGAGTTTCATCTTGACTTGCAAAAGGCTTATTGTATTGTGCGCTACAATACAGACAATCTTCAAAAGTTGCGTTCAAAAGATAAAAAACAGTTAGAAGTCATCTTCAAGGTAGAATCTGGCTGTACTAATATTATTGCTGACATAACTGCTTTGTTAGAGTCTTTAAAAGACGTAGTGCATAAGGCAACAGATAATATGACAGGTAGACAGAAAACAGCTTTCTTTATCTCCATTGTCTTTAGTATTGGTGGTGCTTATACATTTTCCACATACGCAGACTTACAAAAAGCAGAATTAGCCTCAAATCAAGAAATCAAGCTTGCAGAGTTAAATAAAGGCCAAATTGATACTTTTACTGATACTTTGTTCAAAATTGTACAAGAGAGCAACTTAGCTTCAGAAAAGCAGCTAAGAGTCAACGAACAGATAGCTAAAGGATACCAAGGGCTAATAAAAACTGCTTTGCTATCTGGCGCTAATACGTTTGAGTTTACAGGTGTCAATACTGCTTCTTTAGATCAAACTGCAGCTCAGGATTTGATCACTAACAATCAGCCGACTTTGGAAACAATAGAAGCTAATTATGGTTTAGAGATCTCATCGATAAAAAGAACAGCTGACGATAATTTAACAATTACGGCTAGTCTAGAAGGTTCTGATGAGACATTCAATGTAGCCGTAAATACCACATTTATTGAACAATCTGAAGTCGATATGCTATTTGAGGGTTTTAAAAATAACCAACTAGTATACGTTGAAGGTTCATATAAAATTCGGAGCGGTGTGATTGAAAAAGCGAATGCTAGTTCTATCTCTCTTACACAGCCTGCTAGCTAGAAATTATGTATATAACAAACATCTCAAGTCGTGTGCGTTCCCTGTCTCAATTAATCGATGTCGTTTCGGTTGCGGTAGCTGAAGTTTAGTGTCCCCCTGAAGGGTGTGTTGAAAAGGGGGCTTATAGCCCCTTAATTCTTACCATTGCTCTGGCGTATTTTAGAAGTTTTGAACGAGCTAGATCATCTTCTGGTGATTCTATTTGCATGACTGCTATTGCGTAGAGTATTTGCTGAGGCGCTACCCTGTCACCTGTTGGTAGTATTAACCTCCCACCTTCCATACGAAAGCCCCACCACTCATCACCGTGATAGAGTTCTTTCCTGCTGTGCCAGCGCATCAGCCTTTTACAGATTGGGGGTATCTTCTCTCCCTTGTCCCAGCGTTTGACCTCGCTCACAGTTTTAAAACAAAGTTTTGCGGCTTCTTCGATGCTTAATCCGCATTCAAATTCACGAAAAACAAAGTTTTTTGTCATCTCTTTCCGATTCACTGTTAAAACTCCCAAAACTGGGAGTTTTATAAGCAATTGAAATGACTGCAACTTTTACCATAAGCCAACCTAATACGCACTAAGGTGTTTTGGTTTATGGATGATTTTTGTAACGGATTTCATTTCGAAACAACTTGAACTCTTATGTATCTCTCTGGCCAATCATAAGCATATTTATTGCCCACTTTTATGGTTTTCTTTGCGATTAAGCAAAGCTCGTTGTCACCTAATGTGGAAACTTTCTTTACGACAGCGTTTTTCGGATGTGTGTAATCTAAATCAACAAAAACATCACAGTAACCTTCAAGTGGTTTTTTGCTCTTTTTGATCGACTTTTCAATTTGAGTCTTGATTTTCTTTGCCACTCGATTCAAATCCGCATCGTCCGCAAGCGTCGATTGACTAAAAATTGTGAGGAAAATGCTCAACATTACTCGCCTCAAAAACTTCATCAAATTCACCTCACCAAGATTAAGCAAGGAGGAAAATGTAACCGAAATATCTTCTTGGCGAGTTTGAACTTGTGCTGTTTGGAGCTTAACCTGCTTTTTCTTGCAATGACGATGTCGAGCAAGGATGATAAATACGCTTAGCGACCTTTCTTTAATGTCGAGCTTTGGCGTGTAAAGCCTTGGTGTGGGAATACGTTGCGGATTCTTTGCTGGATCTTTTTCGGGACTTGCTTCGAAAACGCCAGCTTGGCTCCAGTCCTTTGTTGATACACCTTAATTTCCCCTGAAAAAGGTTCATGTTGAGCGATATCGATAAGGTTATGTTTGAATGTTGGCGGAAAATGTCCCTTGCTACGAACAAGATGACCATCTTTGAAGCTGACCACCAAGATGGGTCTATCGATCGCGACTAGCCAGAAGATAATTATCGCCGCAACAAGTATTACATACAGCATATCCATAAGAGACAT